AGGTTCTTCCTCCGCAGACCATCCGAGTCGCTTACTCGCCTCCCCGGCGCAGGCGGCTTGAGAACACGCCTCCGAACCCGACGTTCGGCGAACTCTCGTACCAGAAGGACATCCTCATCGGCATGCCGGACTTGGACGTCCAGCAAGGCGACCGCTTCGTGCTCCCCTCAGATGGTGTGGAGTACGAGGTGGGCTACGTCTTCACCTTCAGCACGTACGAGACGGTCGCCAACATCGGAACTTTCGGGGAGGACACGGATGGCGGTTAGCGGAATCTCTGGTGCTACTGCCGTCGGCAAGGGTGGGGGCATTCGCTGGCTGTCGAACCCGTTCTTCGGCAGCGGAGGCCAAGCGGTCCTGATCCTGAAGATGGAGGCCGGGCTCGCTGCAGTCACTCGAGGTTTTGGCAAGGACGTGCAAGACTACGCCCAGGAGCATGCTCCGTGGGAGGATCGCACCGGCGAAGCGAGGCAAGGGCTAACCGCCAAAGCCGAGCAGCGCCTTACGAGATACACCATCACTCTCTTCCACACCGTTGAGTACGGCATCTGGCTTGAGGTTCGCTGGGATGGGAAGTACGCGATCATCCTTCCCACGATCGAGCACATGGGACACGAGCTCATGGATCGGTTGCAGATTGCTCTCATAGCTAACGCAGCAGGAGGGTTGATCTAGGATGCTCGACCTTCGTAAGGTGGTTTTCAGAGCGCTCAAGGGCGACGCGCAGTTGGCGGCTCTGGTGCAAGATCGCATCTTCCAGCGGAGTAGCTTGGAGGAGGGGATACCTCCTCAGCAGATTCCGTACATCGTGTACCACATGAACGAGTCGTTCGGCGTAGGTCCCACCATCATTAAAGCCCAGCGCCAGTCGGTTCAAGTGTGGGTGCACGACGTGACCGGAGACTACTTCAGGATCGACCAGATCCTGGACCGAGTGAAGGTGGTTCTCGAGCACCTTCCCGAGGGGAATCCGGCAGGGTTCTTGGGGATCAGACATCTGCAGTACAGTCCCGATCTCTGGGATGACCTGACAAAGCACATCGTTCGCTACGGTCGCTTCGCAGCGACCATGACGCAACTGGGAGAAGCCGATGGCTGATGACAAGACCCAAGAGAAGGAGTCGCTTCCGGGCGACATCCGCCTGAAGTTCTCAGGTCTCGAGCACGTGCGAGAGGTGCGGCGAGGCGACCTGGGCGTACATCCCGACTCCGACGAGGTTCTGACCTGGGACGCTTCCAACAACTTCATCTCTCCGGTGGGGTTGACCGAGGAAGAGGTCCAGCGCCTTGCCGGCAGCGGAGGCAATTGGGCAGTGGTGACGGAGGAGAGCTCCACCGCTCCCGAGACAAGCGAGTCGCAGGACGAGAAGAAGATCGACTTGCCGACGTACACCGAACCGGCTCCCGCCGATTCGACTGACGAATCGTCAAGCGACGAGACTCAGTCCTGAACAACCTCAGGTTGCGTGAGGTCGATGGGAAACGCTCGCATGAGTGTCAACGCATCGACTGCATCCTGATCGACTCAGGGAAAAGTCTGGAGATGTGACTGATGGGAGAGCTACGCTGCCCGAGTAAACTTTACGGTATCCTTCGTGACGATGGCACCGTGGAAGTTAAGTGCGACAGCAAGTTCTGTGGTCACGCTCCTGGCGTGGTGGTGCTCCACCGTTTCGACCTGGCGACAGGGGAACTGGTGGAGACTCTCAACTTCAAGAATCCCACACCAAGGGAAAGGAGTACGTCAGATGGCGATTGCCACGAACGCGTTGCCGTACGGTCTGAGGGACGTGAAGCTCGCTCCTCTGGACTCAACGGACACGCCAGGGACGAAGGTGGACCTGCCGGCGTCGCAGACCTTCAGCTTCTCCGAGACCGAAGAGGTGACCGAGCTACGGGGTGACGATGTTCTCATCGCCGTCAAGGGCAAGGGCGCCAAGGTCGAGTGGGATCTGGAGGCCGGCGGCATCTCGCTCGCTGCTTACGTCGTCATGTCAGGGGGTACCTACTCGCTCACGGGTGTGACCCCGAACCAGGTGCGGAAGCTGGCGAAGTCTGGCACCGACGCTCGTCCGTACTTCTTCGTCGAGGGGCAAGCGATCCCCGACAGCGGCGGCGACTGGCACGCGAGGGTCTTCAAGTGCAAGGTCACCGACAATCTCGAGGGAGAGATGAAGGACGGTGAGTTCTGGATCTCCAAGGCGTCGGGGCAAGGGCTCCCGAACCTCACGAACCAGCTCTACGAACTGGTCCAGAACGAGACCGCCACGGCGATCACCTGAGAGACTGATCTGGCTAGAAAGAGTGCGTGAGTGAGTGAGTTGAGGACTGAGTGAGTAAGTAAGTAAGTGCGTCATCAAGTGACGCAATGACTCACTCACTCACTCACTCAGTCCCTGACTCACGCATCACTCACGGGGGGTGAGTTCTCGTCGACGTGAGAGCTCAGCTGACGTATACCTGAAGAACAGAACGAGAGTGAGCATCCACGTCGATTCGGAGAATGATCCGAAAGCGCCCGAAAGAAGAAACTGCTCCGGAGCCCTAGGAGGCCAGAATGAGCAACGTAACACCCATCAGCCAGTGGAAGATTAAGAACAAGCCCACACCGCTGGAGCTGCCGAGTGGAAACACGTGTCTCGTCCAGCCAGTAGGTATGCAGGCTTTCATCACGCAGGGCATGATCCCCAACTCGCTCCTGGGCATCATCCAGAAATCGCTCAAGGCTGGCCAGGCTGGCCAAGCGGACGATCTGGACATGGACGAGTTCATGGCGGAAGCCCTGCAGGACCCTGAGAAGCTCCGCAGTATCTTCGACATCGCTGACAGCGTGACTGTCTACTGCGTCGTAGAGCCTCAGGTTCACCCCGTTCCCACCGACGCGAACGCCAGGGACCCAGAACTTCTGTACGTGGATGAGATCGACCTGGACGACAAGCTCTTCATCTTCCAGTACGCGGTGGGAGGTACGAGAGACTTGGAACCCTTTCGTCAAGCAACCGCTGGCAGTGTGGGACCTGTATCTCTCGTCGACCTCGTACAACAGCCGCCCGAGTCATCTCCTTAACATCGACGATCCTTACAAGGCCTTCTGTCTCGACCAGGCAGTGAGATGCTTCGGTCGGACACTCGAGGCTAGGTTGGACGAAGCAGGGGCGGATGCGAAGAATCAAGAGCAAGCGAAGAGGGCGAGGCAGAGAATCCTCGACCAGGTGTTAACCCCAGGCGAGATGCCGAAGAAGAGATTTGCGGATCCGGCAGCCAAGTTCGCCTGAGGAAAGGGGGTGATCTTATCCCTGAGAATTACAACCTGGGTACCGCCTACGGCACCATTGAGCTCAATGCCTCGTCGCTCTCACGCGCAGCGGGCGCGTTCGACTTTCTAGGCAACAAGATGCTGCTCCTCGGTGGAGCGGCCGTCGCTGGGTTTGGTTACGCGGTGAAGTCTGCCGCTAGCTTCGAACAGCAGTTGTCTCGGTTCGGAGCGGTCGGCAACGCTACCGAACAGCAGATGGAGAGGATTCGCCAGAAGGCTCTCCAGCTGGGACAAGACTCTGCTTACGGGGCCACGGAGGTTGTTCAAGCGTTCGCCGAGTTGGCGTACGCGGGAGCAACGACCAAAGAGATCATGGATGGTCTCGGGGATGCAACTGTGTACTTGGCAGCTGCTGGCGAGATTCCCCTAGCCGACGCGGCCACCACGCTCATCAACACGATGAAGCAGTTCAACATCCCCGCCAGCGAGTCGGTCAAGATCGCCAACGAGATTTCCAGGGCTGCCAACGCATCGACCATCAGCGTCACGGACCTGGTCACCTCCCTCCGTTATGCGGGACCTGTCGCTGCCCAAGCCGGCATCTCGTTCAACTCCACCGCAGAAGCCCTCGCCATCCTGGGTAATGAGGGCATTAGAGGGTCTACCGCAGGAACTTCGCTGAGAGGTATCCTGGTCGGGATCACCAAGCCTTCAGCCGAAGCTACGGCGAAGATGAAGGAACTGGGCATCATCACCAAGGATGGTGCCAACCAGTTCTTCAACCTCGACGGCAGCATGCGGTCGTTCAGCGACATCGCCCAGGTTCTCCAAAACCAGACGAAGGGGCTAACCAAGGAACAGCAGCTCAACGCGTTCGGTGTCATCTTCCAGCGGCGGGCCATGGCCTCCGCAGCTATCTTGGCCAGAGAAGGTGCGGCTGGGTTTGACAGCCTCACGAACTCTCAGCAGTACAACACTAACGCCCAAGAGTTGATGAAGAAGAAGCTGGACAACCTGAACGGATCGTTGAAGATCCTTAAGGCTTCCTTCCAAACCCTGATGATCGTGATTGGCTCTCAGTTCACGCCGGGGCTCAAGGCCATCGCCGACGTGCTGAGAGAGGTGGTGAACGCCTTCATCCGCCTGCCTGACCCGGTGCAGAAGCTCATCGGTAGTCTCTTGCTGTTCGGAGGTAGCGGTCTCGTCGTCGCTGGAAGCATGGCGAAGATCGCTGCGGTAGCTACCAGGACGTTCAAGGGCTTGAACGACGTGGGTCAGGGCTTCCGGTTGCTCGGTGGCCTCGTCAGCAACTTCGTCAGAGGGATGCAGCTCCTCGGCACCACGCTGCTCGCCAACCCCATCTTCCTGCTCATTGTAGCCTTGGTGGCGCTGGCGGTCATCTTCTACCTGCTGTACACGCGGTCGGAGACGTTCCGACGCGGTATCCAGCGCATCGGCGAAGCGGCCAAAGTCGCTGGACAGTGGATTCTCGGCGCCTTCAAGACTGCGTGGGAGTGGATCAAGGCGAACTGGCCGGATTTGCTGCTCATCCTCCTTGGACCAGTAGGCGCTGCGATCATCGCTTGGCGCCACTTCAAGACCGAGATTCTCGGTGCGCTGCAGGCGGTGTGGAACTGGATCAAGAGTAACTGGGATATCCTAGCAGCAATCTTGCTGGGTCCCTTCGGCGTAGCGATCCTGGTCATCCGGCGGTTCGGCGACGACATCGCCAGGATCTTCAGCACGATGGTGAACAAGGTAGTCGGGTTCATCAACCGAATCCCGTACTACTTTGGGTTTATGATCGGGTTCTTGATCGCCGGCGCCATTCTACTCCAGGTGCGGCTGGTCCAGCTCTTCGTCAGACTCTGGGGCAGACTGCTCGATCTCATCACAGAGTTCACCATCAAGGCTCTCAAGGCCTTGGGCAACTTCCTGGAGAGTCTGCCGGGGATGTTTGTGGGCGCTTTGACAGCTGTTCTGACGTTCACCATCAACTTCGTGGAGCAGATGATCGCCAAGTTCTTCGAGCTTGGTACTAGAGTCGTCCTCGCCATCATCACCTTCTTCGGCCAGCTGCCGGGGTTGATCTTCAGCTACCTGACCACTGCGCTAGGCATGTTCTTGGGCTGGATCGAGCAGATGGTCTCGTCGATGTACAGTGGTGGTGCTCGGATCATCAGCGCCGCCGTAGACTTCGCCAGCCGCCTGCCTGGTATGATCCTGGGTGCTGTCGGCGACGGGTACCATCTGTTGTTCGACTGGGCACGAAACATCATGCACGGTCTCATCGACGGCCTC